CAAAACAAACTAAAGTTAGAGATCACTATAAAAAAATCGCAGATTCAGGTGTAGAATTTTATACTTGTGATGATGACGATTTAGATAAAGAATATGGTATGTATTACGGTAATCTAGAGTTTGATCCTCTGGATATTATGCAATATACTAACGGACATACTAAAATGTTTCATAAGGAGAATGGCGAATGGCGACAACTGTAAAAGTAACATTTAGAATATCAGTACCAGCACAAAAAGAATTTAAGATTGTTGATAAAGAATTATGGAAAAATTCTAAAGATGATTTTGTATCTGCTTTAAACGATGAAGATGGTAAAGAATTAATAGTTTCTGATTATTTAGAAATGTATGGTTTAGAACCAATTGATGATAGTTATTCAGAAGATGATCCTAATCGAGAATTTGAATGCATAGAAAAAATTATAGATGAGACAGGTAAAAGTATATGAATAATGAAGATAATTTTTTATTGTTTATATTGATATTTAGTTTAATATACTTAATAGCAATACTAACTAACTAAAAAAGGAGAAAGTAATGGCGTTAATTAACTTACCTGACTTTGTTACTAAAAAAGTCGATATGTTAACTGCAGCAAGAGAGTTTAAAGCTGCAATTGATAAAAACTGTAAACGAATGGGTATGGACCCTGATTGGGAAACTAATATTATGTTATATAAAGATTACAACAGTGATAGCGATAGCGATAAAATTATTGTTGTAAACTTCGAAGCAGGACCATTTGATTGGGGTGTAGGTTATTCTTTAGGTAGTCACCCTAAAAGTTATAACATGCATAAAAATATTCAAGATTGGTATTTAGAATGTTATTATGGTTTCGATGTAATGTTTACACCTTTAAATTTAGATAATGCTCCAAGTTTTGAAGCTTTTACCGCAAAACCAGCACCATCTAAAGGTATGTACCCTAACTTTGATATAAGAGAGGTAACTCATGCTAGCTGAATTATTGACAGTAGCTTTTTTAATACTCATAGTTATTGTAGGACTTCTACTATATATTATTAAAATTATCGAAAGACACGATGAAAGAAAGTTATCAGAAAGACTTTCTAGGTCTTTTAAACCCGGTGATAGTTTTGACGATGTTCGTTTTAAGGACTATGAAAAGTAAAGAATTGTTTTAAAATGATTCTTCGTAATTATTCTAAAATTATAAAAAAAACTAACAAGGAGAATAAAATGATAACAGATCATAATTTTGACTGCAGAGGCTGTCTAAAATTTAATACTAAAAAAGACATTCAGTTTGTATTTGTAAATACAGAGCTTACTGGTACTTTTGAAGGAGTATCTGCTACATTCGAAAAATATCTTCAATCGATGTTTAATTCAATGATAGATAATTTTGATTTAGTAGAGCCTAAAGTTAAAAATGCTATGTACGAAATAACTTCAATTAAAGAGGAGAATAAGTAATGAATGGTTATATTTCAAGATTAAATACTATGTATTATGCATGGTCAATAATTCATTTAGATTAATTAAAAGGAGTTAATATGGACGCAAAATATAGAGGTTTTGAAATAAAATATTTAGGTGGTGGCTTTAAACTTTATGAAGGTGATTCTTTAAAAGAAACTCACTCATGTGCTGATGATGAAGCCACTAAAAGATATAAATCAATGCAACGAATAGATGCTATTCATCGTCATCGTAGACAAGAAGATGACAGAAGTATTGAAAGAGTAGATGCGCAAGTTAGAGCAACTAGAGATATGGGAGTATAATATTGTATAATAATGTTATTAATAGTTTATTCTGTAATTATAACTAAACTTATAAAGGAGAAAGCAAATGAATAAAGATATTAAATTTTGTAAGATTCAACTTAAAACTTGCAAAGAAGGTATGAAAAGTTTTGTTTATGAAGATACTTATATTACCGATCCTACTCTAGACGAAACAGGAAGATATCCAGTAGACCCTAAAAAATATTACAATCTTACTGATTCTCAAGTAGAAGAAATGAGAAAAGTAAATCTTCCAATTCTTGAGAAAGATACAGATGATTATAAAGAAATAACAGGGAGTAAAATATGACTGTAGAGAAAGAAAAAACTTGTGTTATTTGTAACGAAAAATTTACTGGTTGGGGTAATAATCCATCACCTATTAAAGACGAAGGTGAGTGTTGTAGTAAATGCGACAACGAGAAAGTAATTCCAGCTAGAATGGAGAAAATGTATGGCAATTAAAAAATTTTGGAAATTAGCTGTTTATCGTACTGATAGATTATTAGGTGGACACGAAGAAGGTGGTTGGTATTATACTGCTGGTGAGAGAATTAAAGAAGGTAAACTTAACTTTAATGATCCTCGAAAAGCTTTTCGTGCTTGTCGTCTATTTAATAAGTTATTTGGTAAAAAGTGGAATTCGATAGAATATGGTATATCTTGCGATGTTTATTATCGTGGAACACCAGACTATTTTCCTAAGCATAGACCTTATTATTCTTAATCTTGTTTTAGAAGGTTAATTTTTTTATATTCTTATTTTATATAAAAATAACTAACTAGGAGACTAAAATGAAATATACTGGATACATCGTATTAAAACATTACGATAAAGATACAAAACCAATCAATACTAAAGAAAGATTACACGACACTATCTTTCTAAAACCAGAAATGGATATCAAACAAAAAATAGATAATACACCAGAAATTATCCCGATATATACTTCTCAAAAAGAAGCAGAAGCGGACGCAGAATGGTGGCCAGCACACACTAACGAAGATTACGGAGTAGTTAGAAAAGTAACAATCACAATAGAAGAAGAAACTTATAACACTATTAAGTCCGAAAGAAAAACACTCAACGAACTTATAGAAAAATATCCTAATGATAATCAAGCATATAAAGATACATTAAAAGAATTAGATTGGTTTAATTAGGATTTAATTTTTCTATTCTTATTTATTAACTAACTAATAAAAAAGGAGTAATTATGGATATATCTAAAAAAACGATTAAAGGATACATCGTAAATAATATAGACTTTCAACCAAAAAAGACAATCGAAAACGATCCAGTATCGTACATGGCCTTTCCAGCTCGTTTCGATTTAGACTTTGATACAGATAAATCTCAGTATCGAGCAATTTCTATCTTTTTAAATAAAGAGGACGCCTTAGAACATTGTGATTTTATTAAAAGTAATTATGGTGAGACAGCTATTATCAAAGAAGTAGAAATTAATATTAAATAGGAGAAAACTATGCTTCAATATAAAAATAAAAATGGTGATACAATAGAAAGATACGAAGATGATTGCGATAGTGGTGATGTATTTTATAACGATAAAAAGGTCGGAACTTTCGATATCGAACACGATAGTAAATTAGGGAGTTATTATCATATTACTCTCAATAGCGGGAAACAGTTTCACGACCACTATCACGACGATAACGATATCATTAAACACTTATAGTATTTACATCAGATAATTAATCGCTATATTGGATAAATATGGCGATAACTATAGACCAAATCAATCAACAAATAGAAGCTACTTTATCCTCAATGGAAAAGAAGTTCTGTGAGGGTATAGCACAAGGAAAAGGTAAGAGAGAAGCGGCTGTTTACGCAGGTTACTCTGAAACTTCAGCTCACGTACAAGCTGCCCGCAACTTAAAGAAAGATAAAATTATCCAGTATATTGATAGATTGCGTGCTGATACTAGGCGCTTGACCAGTGAATCTATATCCAAAGAGGTTGAAAAGCTAGATAAACTGTATGTTGAGGCTAGTTCGAAGAAACAATATACAGCAGCAGTCAATGCGATAAGACTTAAATCTCAGTTGTTGGGGTTTCTTGTTGAAAAGAAAGAAGTTCAACACTCAACCCTAGACACGATGAACGATGATGAACTGACCAAGTATCTTGATCAAATCAAATCAGATCATAATTTAGATAGTTAGTTGTTGCTGTCTGTTGAGGACGGACTGTTGAAACTTGTTGAAATAGCTCTAGTAGGATCAGCCTGGATCCTCGAGGCTAGGGCGCAGGGCGGATCCGCAAGGATCACGAATAATATAATAAAAGGAAAAAGCTCTATCCTCATTAAACACGATTAGACGATAAAATTTTAAATTAGAAATAAAAAAGTATAACTATGATATTAAATAAATATTAATTAATTATTATTAATTTTAAAAAGAAAGTTATTTTATGATATTATATTTATTTAAAGAGTTTTTTTTATTCTCATTTTTAATTAGTTTATTATTCTATTTAATATAAGAACAAATCGAGAACAAAAGTAGAACAACAATATAAGTATTACAACAGAAAATATATATTTACTTCTATTTAAAAATAACTATTATTATTTTATCTTTTATAAATTAAATCTTTTAATAAATAAAAGAGTTTATAGAAAGATAGAAAGAAGACTAAAATGAAAAATATAAAAAACGATAAAAAAGAAAATAATCTAAAAGAAAATAAAGTCGCGTTATCTTTTAGAGAATTCGAAAATAAAAAAGTTTTATTTCGATTTTTTAATACTAAAAGAGAAAAATCTCTTTCTTATAGTATTTACGAAAAAGCTAAATTTTCGAAAAATATTAAAGACGCGTTTACTAACGATTATAGAAAAGTCGATATAGAGTACGATACGACTAAAAATAATCGTTTTAAAAAAGTTAATCTTTTAATCGATATTAACTCTTATTTAGATAAATCTAAAATTAATCTTTATAGAGATTTAATTAACTCTAATAAAGAGTTTATAAAATCGAATAAAGTCGATAACGATTTAATCGAAAATATTAAGTATTTCGAAAATAGAATTAACGATTTAAAATAATCTAATTCTAATTTTAAAGACTAGCGAATTAATTTTCGCTAGTCTTTTTTTTTATTCTCTTTTTAATTTTTTCTTTTTTAAATTCTCTTTTTAAGAAAATAAAATCGTATTAAGTTTGATTGATTTTTTTTATATAAAGTTTAAAATCTATTATAGTCTAGTAGTGGAGAGAGTAGTAGAGTGGGTGTAGAATGACTTATA